GGGGTATAGAGGGGGTATAACACAGCAAAAAGTTCCCCTCTACACACAGCTACAAACAGCCATGCCAGAGGAGAACAAATTTTTCTATGCTATACAGAGCGACAAAACGTCGTGCTCTATTATAGCAAATTTTGAGATAAATTTAACAGGGTTAACATTTCATTCTTATTATTTTAAATTCATCCATTTTAGTAATTCATCAGTGTGATGTTTCGATATTTGCCACCCGCAATCTTCTTTGTGCATAATCATGAAATCATCTAACATGATTTCACTGGCACACACATATTCTGACATGCGTCTATGTCTTGTATGGAATATGATTGTTTGATTATCTGTAATCATGTAATTTGCTAGCAATGAGCGTTTACTATCCAACTGATTACAAATATCAATCGCTTTGCGTTCAACGTCAATGCGTTTCATCTTTCATCACCTTTCCACACTGTCAGTGTCGCAATACATGTAATAGCAAATATCCCTACACAGCTGACAATTGCGGCACATATAATTTCCATTATTATCATCCTTCCCGTAAAGTTTATTTAAAGCCAGTTTAATAATTTCTCTTTGCTTCGATAACCGTTGCTCAAGTGTTTTATTTCTTAAAATTACGCTTTTTGTTTTTTCATACTCTTCTATATAGAAAGTATAATCCAAGTTCAGTTCAGTAAATTCGCATTCCAGCCTTTCCAGATAATTACGTTCTGCTTCTAAGTGTGTCTTTACATAATTCAAAGATACTTCTAGCTTCTTTACCTTTTCTTTCAGTCTTGCAATTTCTGTGTTATCATTTTCCCAATTCATTTTCATTCTCCTTATCATTTTCTAAAATCGTAAGTATCCGCATCAGTCTGTTACACTCATCTATGCGAATCATCATGTTGTGACGCATTGGATTGTCTTTTTCATACATATCAAGCATCATTTCAAGACCTTCAATCCTTGCTCTTAATCCACATTTAATACTGGTATATGTCTCCATGGTATCACCACCTTTCTATCTCCACCACAAAGCTAGAAACAGTAATATAATTACTGTTTCAGCGATAAACCATAATGCGTATTTCAATAATTTCATCTTATTACTTCGCTCCAGAAAGTATGTCCATAGCTGTATTCGCTTCCGCTTCTTATTTTTTTGTTTAACATAACCATAATAGTCTTCAAAACACGCCCAACTGTTGTGAGGCTCATTATACCAGTATTTAAATGCATTGTTTTCTAAACATTTGAAGAATGTGCGTTTCTTGGCTTGTTTGCCGTCAATGTAATATTCTCGTTTCATTTTCTTGCGCCTCACTTTCATCAATATCAATCCCTACTATAATCATTTTATGATAGGGTCGATTTATGCGTTTTGCTTCTTTTACAAAGATACTAGGTGTAACGCAATCAAATATTTCTTTCGGAGTTCCTGAGAGAATGTTAATACCGTGATAAAATACAGCAACAACATCGATACTTTCTTTCATATGAAGTTCATATGTGTATTCCTTAAGTGTAGTATATTGCATTTCTTTTCTCCTTTAAGGGGTTACCTTATCTTCACTTATAGTATACACCTTTTATGCCGTCCTGTCAACAGCTAAAATGCGTTTTCTTAAAATCACATAATTTATCGTTCACATATTTTCACACAAAATTAACATATTTATCACATAATATTTTGATATACTGTAGGTGTCAAAGGAAAGGAGGTGAAAACATGACAAAGTTTATCACAAGAAAAGTCCCATATACGAACATCGTATTTATGCAGATGGATGAAAGTGGACAGATGGTACAGGGAGCGCACACCGTTGAGGGTCTGGCGCTGAACAGCCATGCTGCACGACGTTATTTGATTCGCAATAAAATTACGAGCGATAACGTTATCGTAGTGGACAGCAAGACAACGGAAGTATTGATGAAATGCCCGTTGAGCGAATTTATCGCACATGCAACAATCGTAGAATAACATTAAAGGAGAAAATTAAAATGGAAAACACAAACAACATGCCGGCAGTAGTAGAATTATCAGAAGAATCATTTGCAATGCAGTTAGCACACGCTCAGGGCGTAGATGGTTCCATGTGGACAAACTATGTGATGGAAACAGAAGATGATAAAATCAAATTCTTTTCCGCCATCACTCAGCCAGACAAGAAATTGTCTGAGGTTATCAATGTGCCGTTTAAACTTACAGCTGTGTATTGCGACACTGCAAAAGCATATGACGAGAAAACAGGTGAAGAAAAAGTGTTCCCACGTTGCATCCTCTTTAACGATAAAGGGGAAAGCTACGCTACAGGTAGCATCTGCATCTTCGGGGACTTGCAGAAGCTCTTTAGCTTTGTAGGATATCCAACAAAGGAAAAACCAATCAAAGTGGTTATCAAACAGGAAGACAAAGGTTCTAAACGTTACTATCACATTGGTTTATCTAAATAATCATAAGGGGGCTTATGCCCCCTTTATTTAAAGGGGTGATTTTTTTGGCTATAAGATGGAAGTATGCTGATAGGCGTAAATTGCAACAAGTCATATCATCATACAACGCGAGAATCACGAGAGAATTGAACAAGAAACCAGAGTTGGCTATGTTTGTGCCGAAGCAGTTAACGTATGAAGAAGTGCGTGCAAAGATAGACACGAGAGCCGATTATAACAGAATCGTGAATAGCCTGAAACGTGTGCACAAGAAAGGCGCGTTTGAATTAGAAAACTCTGGTACAGGTGAGGTAAGAACCAAGTACGAGATACGTGAAGCACGCATCTTAACGAACGTTACCAACAGGAGAATTAAGAATTATTTTGATAAGGTGTCGGGTGATAATACGACCCAGCGAGAGATTGCCGAAACTAACTTTTTTATCCGCCCATTTAATTTTAAGGAAATGGAACAGGGTAATTTTGACAGGTTTGTGGTGTCTATGGAGAAACAGCTCAGGAGAGTGCAACACCCAGAGGTTATCGACGAAAACTATTATTGGCAGTATTTGGGTGCCATGCGTAAACAATTAGGGATTGGAGAGGGAGACCCACTGTTTGATTTTGTTAAGAGATTGCCAGCAAAAGCTGTGTCTCAAGCGAGATTTGAAAATTACTTTTTGACGATTACAGCGTTGTACAACCCGAGTGAAGTGGGCGAACGGTACGAGATGATAATGGAACAGTGGGAAGATTGGTGGAGTAAGAACGCTCAGAGGTTCTCGTGACACGTTACGCCGCGGACTTCGAGACTACCACCGACCCAGAAACTGCCCATGTCTGGTCATGGGAAAGCTGTGTAGTTGGTGCCCCCGATAATTTTTGCAGAGGGATAGACATTGAAAGCTTTATCGAATACTGTTCGTGGGAAGACAGAATTATTTACTTCCACAATCTTAAGTTTGACAGTAGTTATATATTGTCATATTTATTGACACATGGTTACACTTGGTCAAATAAGAGATCTTTGAAGAAGCATGAGTTTTCCACGCTTATCTCGAATATGGGGCAGTTTTATTCCGTCACCGTTTGTTTTGGAGAAACAACCACAACGTTTTATGATAGTCTTAAATTGATACGCCTTAGCGTAGAGCAAATTGCAAAAGCTTACGGACTAACATACCGCAAGCTGGAAATTGACTATGATAAGCCTAGACCAGAGGGGTATATACCAACCGATGAAGAATGGGAATATCAACATGCGGATGTTGCCATCATGTCTCAGGCTTTGCACATTCTTTTTACCGAGGGGTTGACTAAGATAACCCAAGGTAGTAATGCGTTATATGACTATAAGGAGATTATCGGGAAGAAGAATTTTAAACGCTGGTTTCCTGTGTTGGCGCCTGAAATTGACGCTTTTTGCAGAAAGTCATACAAGGGCGGGGCAACACAAGTTCATAAGATTTTTGCTAATCAAGAGATTGCGGACGGTATAACGTTGGATGTAAATAGTATGTACCCATGGGCTATGTATGAAATGCCACTGCCTTTTGGGGAACCTGTGCACTATAATGGCAAGTACCGCAAAGACAAGTGCTATCCTTTATATATCCAGAAATTGACTTGTAGCTTTGAGCTTAAAGAGGGGTACATCCCAACTATCCAACTTAAGCATTCAGGCATCTTTAGAGGTACAGATTTTTTGGAAAGCTCTGACGGAAACATTGTAGAGCTTACCCTAACTAGTGTGGATTTGCAGTTATTTCTTGACCACTATAACGTTTACAATATAGAATGGGTTGAGGGGTATAAGTTTATGAAATCAACCATGATGTTTAAAGACTATATAGACAAGTGGTATGCAATAAAGGCACAGGCTACTAAAGACGGAAACAAAGGGTTACGACAGATAGCAAAAGATATGATGAATAGCCTGTCTGGTAAATTTGGCTTGCGTCCAGAAGTGCAGGAAAAGATACCTTACTATGAGGACAAGCTTAAGTTTAAGCTTGGCGAAGTGGAACAGCGTGATAGTATTTATGTACCAGTGGTGTCTTTTATTACCAGTTATGGGAGAGATAAAGCGTTGCGTTCCGCTCAGAAAAATTATGAGAGGTTTATTTATATGGATACTGACAGCTTGCACCTTGCTGGAACAGAGTTGCCAACTAACCTTGACATTGATTCCACAAAGCTTGGTTGGTGGGATTTGGAAAAGGTCTGGGTAAGAGGATATTTTATTCGGGCAAAAACATATATCGAGGAAGAAAGTGTTTCACGTGAAACAATGGAATCCATGGTGCAAGAAGAAAAGGCGGAGCCATGGCAGTTTTATGATGTTGATGGTGATTTACGGATACTCAATATTACTTGTGCGGGGATGCCTAAAAATTGTTATCGCCATGTAACGTACGAGAACTTTAGACCCACAAATTGCTTTGACGGCAAACTTATGCCTGTAATGTCTAAGAACGGGATAACATTAGTAAAAAAGGTATTTACAATTCAACCGTAACATGCTATAATGTTGTTGCAAGGTTATTATGGTTGAATTGTCATACAGGTTGGGGCACCACAGGGTAACTCCTGCCCGATACTGTTGCACTGGTAATGCTATGACAAACTGTATTAACTTTGTTTTTTATTTTACAAAAGAGGTGATTAAATGTCAGAGTTAAAGCCAAAATGGTTTGATATAAATGATGTGCTTTCCCACAACGTACCGATTATGATGGTGCTAGGAACGCGAGGGTGCGGGAAGACCTTTGGGGTAAAGAAGCATTTGATAAAGAGGTTTGTAAAGCGCCAACGTAAGTTTGTGTATGTTTTTCGGACGGAAAGTCAAATGAAGCGTATTCTTGGCACAACGGATATATTTGACGATATCAACAGGTCTATGCTTTTTGACGAAGATATAAAGTGCGAATCAAAGGGTGCTTATTATGGCGATGAACAGATATGTTACTTTATCCCACTCTCATTGGCAAAGGACTTTAAAAGGTCTTCCTTTCCTGATGTGGATGCTATAATGTTTGACGAGTTTTTGATTGAGGAAGGACAGACTGAAAGATATCTAAAGCAAGAACCTGTGTTGATGAGTAGTTTGATAGACACTGTCTTTCGTAATCGTGAAAAAGTAGAAGTATATTTGCTTGGGAATGCTACAACTATATACAACCCATATGCGCTATATTATGGAGTTGAAAAGCCGTACGGTAAAAATGTGAGCAAATCCAAGGACGGCAGAGCAATGATTTATCTAGCGGCGGATGAGGAGTTTATCAAATACCGAGAACAGACGGCAGTAGGAAATCTGATAAGCGGAACAGCTTACGGGTCATTCTCCCTGCACAATAAGTTTCAGTCTGAGAAAGCTGGTTTCATCGCTAAAAAGGAACAGTGTTCCCCGTTGTTTACATTCATTTACGAGGAACAAACGATGGGCGCTTGGATATCCTATAAGCTTGGTAAGATGTGGATATCAGAGGATGTCGACCCGCAATGCAAATTGATTTATGCTCTTACCGTGGATGGTCATAACGAAAACACGATGCTAGTTAAAAGCAAACATGGGTCAATGGTGGATGTTGCTGTCAAGTACTACCAAAACAGTTGTCTATTCTTTGAAAATTACAAATGTAAAGAAATTTTCCTAAATGTCTTGAAAATGTATTTGTGATGTGTTATAGTGGTATCAAGGTGGTGATATATCATGGATGCATGGATTGATGCTATTACGAGATTGGGATTCCCTATCGTGATGTGTGGTGCAATGGGTTGGTTTGTCAAATATCAAGCGGACAGAAGCAGAGAAGATTTGGCAAAAGTGAACGAGCAGCACTCTCAGGAAACAACGGAACTGGCAAAAGCTATCAACAACAACACGCAAGCGCTTATAGCGCTGAAAGAAACAATGAAGAAAGGTGAATGATTATGAGTAAAAAAGGAATTGACATTTCAGAACACAACGGCAACGCCGAAACGGCAATCAAAGGGGCGGACTTTGTAATGATTCGTTCGTCATGGGGTCACTTTGCTATTGACAAAAAACTCGAAGACAATGTAAAGTTGTGCAAAAAGCATGGTAAACCATACGGCTTTTATCACTTTAGCTACGCGCGTAACTACAAAGAAGCAAAAGACGAAGCCCACAAGTGTATGAACCTAATTTCCCGATATGGGAACACATATCCTATTGCTCTGGATTTGGAGTGGGACGATGGCGCGAATTGGAAAAAGAACAATGGCATCACGTACGCTAGCGAAATGGAAGTATTAAAGGCTTGGAAAGAAGTGGTCGAGCAGGAGTGCAAAACTTATTTGCTCCTATATTGTAACAGGTCTTTTTACAACCAGTTAAAAGCTGTGAACGAAGCACGATTGAAGTCGGTTGACTTATGGTTGGCAGAATGGGGTGTTTCTGAACCGTCAATCCCTTGCGGCATGTGGCAGTACAGAGGTGACCCGCTGGACTTGGATGTCGCATATTACGATTATCCAACCTTGCTCAAGGACTTGCACAAAGGGAACAGCCAGAAGCCTACTACAGAGATTAAGGTCGGTGACAAGGTATCCCCCAAAGAAGCAGTCAACTATGATGGTGTAAAGCTCATTGCGGATGTAAAAGGTATGAAGCTGAATGTTATTGAGATTAGCGGCGATAGGGTTGTTGTGTCTTACCCAACAGGTGGAACAGAAGCCTTTGCAAAGTCAAACCTCAAAAAGTAATATGCCTTGGATATCACGAGCGGGTGGGCTGAATCAGCAGGAAATGGAAAACAATGCTGATATCGTTATATCCACTTATCAAGACATGGGTTTTGATAATGCAACGATTGCAGCCATACTTGGCAACATGCAAAATGAAAGTAGTGTGAACCCTGGTCGAGAGGAAGAAGGGGGCGGTGGTGGATACGGCCTTGTGCAGTGGACACCAAAAAGCGTTCTTCAAGAACACTGTGCCACCCTCGGACTTTCACCTTATACCAGTGGTGATGTGCAGCTTAAGGTTATTCCACAGGAAATACGAAATGCAAGTGGTGTGGCTGAGTGGTATACTACGGAAGCATTCATTCAACCATATTACAATAGCGGAGCTACCAGCGACATGATAGGCATAACAGGCAATCAGTTTTTGTCTAATTCTATGGGCTGGAGTGCAGACAAGCTAGCCGTTCTGTTCATGGTTGGATATGAGCGACCTAGCTATGACCCATCCACAAACCATTATGAAAAACGAATGGCTGATGCTCTAACTTGGTATGATTACATCGGTGGCGGATGCACATTCACTCCAAGGTTGACAGACAGCGGAATGCCCAATAACCCATACTGGTATTCGGAAAATCCGTTTTACCTAGCGGGCTATGGATTGCCGAACTGTACATGTTATGCTTGGGGGCGTGCGTACGAAATCATGAATAAACGCCCAACATTATCCCTTGGTAATGCTGACCAGTGGTATGGTTACACGCAAGACGGATACTCGAGGGGTAAGACAGCAAAGTTAGGGGCAATCATTTGTTATAGCGGCGGTTTAGTTGGCACAGGACATGTCGGAGTCGTTGAGGTTATCAACAGCGACGGCAGTATCGTAACAAGCAACAGTAACTATGGGGCAGAATATTTCATCACCTACAAACTACCGCCTAATTACAGTATGGCAGGGCTAACATTTCAGGGTTTTATCTATATCCCATGTGGAAGTAAACCACCTTTCGTTAAGGGAAATAAAATGCCTTGGATATATTATTTGAAAAGGAGAATAAGATAATGAGAACAAGATTAGCATATGAGGAATTGCTTACACGGCTCATGAATAGCGGAGAGTTGACTCCTGATATGGAAGAAGACTTTAGGCGTTTAAAAGATGAACTGGACGAGCGTGAGGGAATGCTCGCTAGATACGGGGAAACATATGACGGGGAAAATCGGGAGTATGAGTGGGTTGCAAGAGAAGCAACACGCGAAGACAACGAAGATGGTTCTAAAGATATCGTACAAGACCCACAGGACAGCGATGTGGTGGACACCCCGAAAGAAAATGTCATTGACTGGGAAGCGAAGTATCGTGAATTGAAGCAGAGATACATTGACCGTTTTATGGGCCGTATCAAGGAAGAAAACCTGGAAGACATGCGGAATGACTTAGAAAGAGGTCGAGATGATGGCGGAGAGGGAATTAACGAGGTCACATACGATGACCTGTTTAAATAAGGAGGATAATTAAAATGCCAAAAATACCTACAGTAAAAAATTTAGAAGCAAACACTGCACAAATTCTGAATGCGGCAAGAGCTGACATTGGCGGAGCATATGCGCAGAATGTACCTAAAGCGTTAAGCGATGGAACGAATCTGGCGGCAATCGGGGAAATCGTGATGAACAACCCAGCTTACCCAAACCAGCTATATTCCAGCTTAGCAAATCGTATTGGAATGGTGTTGCTTACTTCAAAAGCATATCGCTCAAGCTTGAAAATGTTGAAGCGTGGGCTTATGACATTTGGCGAGAAAGTTGAAGAAATCTTTGTTGCCATGGCTGAACCGCACGATTATAATATCGTGGAAGCTCAGACAAATGTATTTAAGTTGGAAACAGGCGATGTTTATACAGCATTCCATACATTGAACTACGAGAAGTTTTACAAGAAATCAATCAGCGAGGAGAACTTACGACAGGCGTTCTTATCCCCTGAGGGAGTATATGACCTTATCGGAGGGTTATATGAATCATTGTATAGCGGCGCTGAGTACGATGAGTTTTTGACTACAAAGTATCTTATCGCTAAAATGATTCTGGATGGATATATTGGGGTAACTCAGATTCCAGCCGTGACAGCTGATACGGTAAAAGAGGTTGCCACTACGATGGCGGAAGCTTCCTACATGTTCCGTTTCCCTAGCAATAAATACAACATTGCAAAAGTAACTACATTCAGCCGCCCAGAAGATTTGATTCTTATGACATCAGCTAAATTTGGCGCACTTAACAACTTCAATGTTTTGGCTTCTGCATTTAACATGGACAAGGCTGAGATTGAAGCACGACATGTTATGATTGACGGATTCGATGTGTTTGACCTTGACCGTTTGGACAAACTGCTGGGTAACGACCCTGAGTATGTTCGTTTTACTACGGACCAGTTAAAGTTACTGGCAAGTGTTCCAGCTGTTACATTTGACAAAGACTGGTTCATGATTTTCGATGTCTTAATGACATACAAAGAAATCTACAATCCAGAGGGAATGTACTGGCAGAACATTTACCACGTTTGGAAGATTTTCAGTGTATCACCATTTGCTAACGCAATGATGTACACAGACCAGACAAGCGGTATTACAAGTGTAACAGTATCCCCAGCTACAGCAACACTCAGCAAAGGCGCAACCTTGCAGTTATCAGCGGCAGTTGTTGGCACAGGGTTTGCGGACAAGACGGTAACTTGGGCGTTATCTGGAACCGAAGATGTTAAAAGCACAATCACTCCAAGCGGTCTGTTGACGATTGCAGGAACAGAAACAAATACTACTTTGACTGTTACTGCTAAATCAGTACTTGACCCATCCAAAACAGGCACGGCTACAATCACCGTAGCGGCTTAATGGATTTTATAACGACTATATCACCGCTCACGAATGTACGCATTTTGAGCGGTGTACCATTAGATAACAGTTATACTGACACTCTAACGTTTGCTAGCGCATCAGCGCAATATACGTATTTTTCAGAAAAAACAAAATACAACAAGGTAAATATGACACCAGTCAGGATGCAAAACCAGATTGCCGTGGATGTGGTTGCGGATTCTTTGTATGACTGTAACTATCTAATGTTTCAGAACAAAAACTTTGGAAACAAATGGTTTTACGCTTTTATAACTGCTATTGATTTTATCAATATCAACACAAGCTATATCACATTTGAGTTAGATGTATGGCAGACTTGGTACTTTGACATAACTATAAAACAATGCTTCGTAGAACGTGAGCATGTAAATGATGATTCGATAGGTGCAAACCTTGTACCAGACAATGTAGAACGTGGAGAGTATGTATATCAATTACCAATGACATCCTCAATAGCCGCTAACAAATGTATCGTGTGTGCAACTACGGTTAATGCAGATGGTTCTACAGTAGAGGGCGGTATGCTTCACGGTGTTTACCAAGGATGTAGCTATTTATTTTATGATGCTACAGACGGCGGCGCGGCAGACTTAAACGATTATCTTAAAAAGTTGACAGACCGCACAAAATCAGATGCGGTGGTAAGCTTATTTATGGCTTGGAGAGCCATGGCTTATGATGCGCCAATTGAGGACAACGCACCTAGAAGACCATCTACTATAGACGGATACACCCCAGTCAACAACAAATTGTACACAGACCCATATGTAAAAATGATTGCGTGGGACGGTGCTGGAAGCTATGCCGAGTATTCGTATGAATTTTTCAAAGACCCAAGTAATCCTAAATTTGAGTTAACGTGGGACATCACACCTAATCCGTCTATATATGCACAACCAAAAGATTACTCAGGGTATGGCGGTGATACTAACAAGCTATGCGTAACTGGATTTCCGCAATGCTCATACGTTATAGATACGTACAAAGCATGGTTGGCTCAAAATGGTGGTGTTATCGGAACAACTATAAATACCACAAGTAACCTTGCTAATGGATTAGCATTAGGTTTTGGTTCTGCTCTTACAGGTGGAGCGCTAGGCGGCATAGGAGTTGCTACAGGTTTAGGTAATGCTTTCACAAATACATTTAACAGCGTGAAAGAAATAAAAGTACATGCGGCTTTACCACCAACATATCAAGGGACAAATTCCACAAGCGTAATGATGGCAAACGATGGATTAGCACCACACTATCAAGCTATCACTATTCGTAGTCAGTTTGCTAAACGCATAGATAATTTCTGGAGTAAATATGGGTACCCGATAAATGACAATAAGGTTCCAAATATCACAGGAAGACCAAGCTGGAATTTTGTGAAAACCCAAGGGGCAGTAGTGGTAGGTAGCGTGCCTTTTGGCGATATAACCAAAATAAAGGCTACGCTTAACAACGGCATCACATTCTGGCACGGAGACTTTGTTGGAGATTATGGAAGGAGTAATAAATAATGAGTAGCAAAAGAAGAAAAATAAAGGCAATGTTAAATAACGACGCCACCTATGCAGATATCTTCGGGAGACTTTCCATGCTATGCATGAATTGCTATGAATGGATAAACCTACCTGATACGATTGACGAAAGGTTTTTGGAACTTACTCTAATGTACAAAGGTTATGCGCTTTACTTCCATGATGAGGTGTTAGGTGATATTACACTACCATGTATGTTTGACGGCGAACTAGATATATACCGTACGCCTACACGCCGATATCCATACTCTGTCACCTCAGATTATTTCGATGTTAGAACCGATATAGACAGTGTCTTTATCTTCAACAACTATTTGCGTAAGCCAACAATTATGACGATAGACTTATACGCAAGACGGTTGACTAACATACTACGCGCTATAGATGTAAACATAAATGCCCAGAAGACTCCTGTGGCAATGTCAACCACTATAGGTAATAGGCAATCCATAAATGAAGCATATGAGCAGTATGACGGGAACGTGCCTGTTATTCTGACGGACAAAAGTCAAGGAGTAGATTTCAAAGAAGCTTTCCAGTCCATCAGCACGCAAGCCCCATATGTAGCAGATAAGCTTTGGTTTATGTATCAAGCAATTTGGAATGATGCCTTAACTGCCTTAGGAATTGAGAATGCTAACACAGACAAAAGGGAGAGAAGGACCGAGGATGAAGTAAATGGTTCTGGCGGTGCAATTGAAATGTATCGTAATAGTGGGCTATCCATAAGGAAGCAGGCTTGCAAGGAAATCAACAAAATGTTCGGGCAAAATATTGATGTTATATTTAGAAGTAATCTGGATACTCTAGTAAACCGTGCCTTCAATCCATCCGCCGCTCAAGAGCTTGACGGGCAGGAAATTGATGGGTACGTAGAAAGTGAGCTGGAATATGATATTTGACGATAGAGACCAATACACAATTAGCTTAAGGTGGATTGTAGAAAGTTATTCTCAGGATACACCAGACATATCCACAGACCAGAAAATCGCTATAGCTTTGCCTAAAATATTTGACTTTAACTTTCCGTTATATTCGGAAGCTTATAGAACGGAGTTTGAAGATAAACTTGTTCGCCATTACTATTTTCACGAGATAAATATAACTTCAATCGGAGCTTGGAAATTCCAACTCCGAGAGAAGCTTAATCTTATCATGCCTGTATACAATAAAATGTATGAAGCGGTGGCAATGAAGTATGACCCGTTGATTGATACTAATATGCATGAGACATACAGACGTGAAAATAACCTAAAGAGCAATTCAAGCACGCAAGGTGATGTAACACAAAATGATGTTAGCCAAAATCAACAGGTGTACTCTGACTTACCACAAACAACCTTGCATGGCGGAGACTATGCGACAAATTCAACACAAAACGACGGCACAGCAACTTCCGAACAGAAAGCTTCACAAACAGCAAACGCAAAAAGCGACAACACAGAAACGTATGAACACAACAATACAGGTTTCTCTAGTCGCTCACAGCAAGGTTTGCTAATGGAATATTACGAATCATTACGCAACGTTGATGAAATGATATTCAATGAACTACGTGAATTGTTTATGCTAATTTACTAAAGGGGTGATACTATGGCACAAATACCACAGACTATAGGCTATACGCATTTCTACTGTACGTTTGTACTTCCGCTATACTTTGATGATGATTTAGACAGCTACCAGAAACTGCTTAAAATACAGTATAAACTAAACGAGCTAGTCAAAAACAATAATCAGATTATCGAATGGTTGAACGATTTAGAGCAGTGGTTGAAGACAACATTAAAGCAGTACGCACAGGAGATACTAAATCAGATGCTCGAAAATGGAGAACTGACAGTCAATGCGATTTACAAACCAGCGACAGAGACCCTGTCATTTGTGTTTGGAAAGAAATAGAGGTGATAAACTATGGCACAAGAAGTAGCGAATCTGGAAATCCAATCTGGAACATACCCTTTAAAGGATACTACCGCAAGAAACCAGATTCAAAATGTTATAACAGATACAACAAACAAGCTGGCTAATAAAGCAAGTGCTCGGGTTTGGAATGTGGTTACAGATGGGGGTGCAGACCCTACTGGAAGCACTTCTGCTCAGCCAGTGTTTAATAGAATTAACACGATTTTAAACTCTTATGATTATGTATATATCCCAGAAGGGACTTACAATTTGACAACATTATTTGTTTGTTCTGAACGTGTTATTTGTGATTGCCAGACAATAGATGAAAACGCCAACAGTAAGATATTAGCTGTTAAAGAAATTCCAACAGTATACCCAAGTTTTAAATTATTAAAACAAGTTGAAAAGCCAAGTGACGGCAATAGTTTTCAAGGGTGGTGTTATCTAAATGATGGGGATGATTATACGTCTAATGTCTTGGCGGTTAATAGAAATGCTAGTACAAGTAAGACAGTTTTAAACCGGTATAATAATCTGTTAGCATTGCAATCCACAGAAGAAAAGCCATGGGGGCACGGAAATTCATTAACATATATGCCGTCTTTAACTGCAAACGGTAAAAAACAGGTGTATATGATATGTCCTATAAATTCGAACAATTTAATTATGTATGACGCTTCAACAGGTGTCAATAATACAGTGTCTGTAAATGGGGTGACATCACAAATAAACATTGCTAATAAAATTGGGGATTCTCCACATATTATCGCACAAACAGAAGATGATAAAATTCATGTTTGCCAATGTTCAGGAGATGGGTTAACGGTTTCTTTTACTTCTGTTTATTCAATTTCAATTTCAAGACCAATTATTCAAGGTAGACGACTAGGGGGTCTTAACGGTTTAGCATATTTTAAAGGTAATATATTTACTTTATGGAGTGATAACACTTCATCAGCTTACGACTTTGTACGGAATGCGATTAGAGTTGATAAGGTATACGGCGGCTTATTATATCAATATTTGTGTAACCCAACTTACGAAGCTAAAGAATTTGAGGGTCTTAATGTTACTGGTAGTACTATAAAAATGCTAGAATATGGTAACAACTCTGTTTTTACTGATTATAATTCTTGGTCGTTGTGGGAAATAAACCCATATGATAGTGGGTTAAGTGATAAAAGTAGTGAGTTAGAATTTAATGGGACGATAGGTGAGCAACGTATACGTGTAAATAGTAATAACGCCAACTGGGGGAAAGGAACAAGCGATTCACCATTTAAGTATATTCAGTTTGCTATTAGTTATGCTTCATCATTTCAGCCTGTTCATATAGGGGCAGCTTCACCATCACAGGCAGTAGCGACGGGTGAAATACACATCAAAAACAGAACGCATTATTTAAAAATTAGTAGTGTAACTTTTAAAGGTAAAGTAACAGTAGAAAACTGTGCAAATGTACAATTTGAAAATTGTATATTTAACTACACAGGAGACTACCAATTTACGATTGATGGGAGTAATGTTGACTTCACAGGATGCACAGCAACAATGACAGGCGGTTCTTCAGGCAATGGGTGGATAAGGGCAGTTGGTAACTCAAGTGTAGAGCTACATGGCTCATGTAACGTCACGGCTAGGAACGCGGCTTCTATATCCCGTGGAGCAAAGTTTAGCTTCGGAACTGATACAACTGGAACACTTTATAACTGCATCTATATTGACGGCGGAATAGGTCTCGGAAAAGTAACAGGAATAACACACACTTACAAGTCCACCCTGTCCAACGGTGGACTAGATGGCATCATCGAATAACCAATGTTAACCCTGTTAAATTTATCTCAAAATTTGCTA